CCCCGCCGACGGCAGCTGGAGCGTGCCGGTCCAGCGCGGCGAGGGTGCCGATCCGCCGCGCGGCCTGCGCTTCCGCCTCTCGGGCGGCGAGACGCGGCCGCGCAACGCGGCGGTGCTGTGGTGCATCCGGGCCTGAGCGGCAAAAGCGCCAGAGGATCGCGCCGCGCCGCGCGGTGATCCTGCCCGCGCAGACAGGCAGCGAGGGGCAGCACGATGGACGGTTTCCTGCACGGCGTCGAGGTCATCGAAATCGACTCGGGGCCGCGGCCGATCCGCACGGTCCGCTCGGGCGTCATCGGCATCGTCGGCACCGCGCCTGACGCCGACGCCGCGGCCTTCCCGCTCGATACTCCGGTGCTGATCGCGGGGAGCCGCGCCGAGGCCTCGAAGCTCGACACTCTCGGCACCGGCAACGGCACGCTGCCCGCCGCACTCGACGGCATCCTCGACCAGATTGGCGCCGTCGTGGTGGTCGTTCGGGTGGATGTAGGTGCCGACGAGGCCGCGACGCTCGCCAATGTCGTGGGCGGCGCCAACGCGCAGACCGGCGCGCTGGAGGGAGCGCACGCGCTGCTGGGCGCGGAGAGCGCGCTGGGCGTCGCGCCGCGCATCCTGATCGCGCCCGGCTGGACGCATCAGCGCCCCGACGATGGGCTGGGCACCTTCCTTGCCAACCCGGTGGTCGCGGAATTCGACGGCATCGCCGACCGGCTGCGCGCGGTGATCGTGGCCGACGGCCCGAACACCACCGACGCCGCGGCGCAGGTCTACCGGCAGGACTGGGGCTCGGACCGCATTTTCATCGTCGATCCGTGGATTCGCGTGCTGGGCGGCGACGGCACGATCCTCACGCAGCCCGCCTCGGCGCGCACCGCCGGGCTGATCGCGAAGATCGACAACGACCGCGGCTTCTGGTGGTCGCCCAGCAACCAGATCATCAACGGCATCATCGGTCTGGGCCGCCCGATCGACTTCAAGATGGGCGACTCGTCCTCGCGCGCGAACCTGCTCAACGAGAACGAAATCACCACGATCATCCGGCAGGACGGATACCGGCTCTGGGGCAACCGCACCACGAGCGCCGATCCGAAATTCGCCTTCCTCTCGGTGCGGCGCACCGCCGACATCCTGGCCGAGAGCCTGCAGCGGGCGCATCTCTGGGCCGTGGACCGCAACATCACCAAAACCTACCTCGAGGACGTGACCGACGGGCTCAACGCCTTCATCCGCTCGCTGGTGGCGCAGGGCGCACTGCTGGGCGGGCGGGCATGGCCCGACCCTGACCTGAACACGGCGGCGAACATCACCCAGGGCAAGGTGTTCTTCAACTTCGAGTTCACCCCGCCCTTCCCGGCCGAGCACATCACCTTCCGGTCGGCGCTGGTGGACACCTACATCGCGGAGGCGCTGAGCTGACATGGCCGCAAGAGACATCCTGAAGAACTTCGCACTGTTCATCGACGGCCGCGGCTTCGCCGGGCAGATCGACCAGTACAGCCCGCCCGACCTGTCGCTCACGGTCGAGGACTTCCGCGCCGGAGGCATGGACGCTCCGATCGCGCTCGACATGGGGCAGGAGGCGATGGAGACGAGCTTCATCCTCGCCGCCTACGACGCCGACGTGCTGCGGCTCTGGGGCGTGCGCCAGGGCGGCGCGGTGGCGATGACCGCGCGCGGCGCGCTGGAGAGCTACGACGGCACCGTGCGCGCGGTGGTCCACCGCATGCGCGGCACGATCACCTCGCTGCAACGCGGCGACTGGCAGCCGGGAACCAAGGCGCAGCTCACCGTCACCGCGCGGCTCGACTACTACGCCGAAGAGATCGCTGGCGAGACCGTGACCGAGATCGACGTTATCAACATGATCCGCGTGATCGGCGGCGTGGACCAGCTCGCCGCGCAGCGCGCCGCGCTGGGGATCTGACGCATGGACCTGCCCGGCTACATCTCGGAAGCCGCCGACGGAGCGCTCGACGTCACCCTGCAGCGCGGCATCACCGTCTCGGGCGCGCGGGTCGCCGTGCTGCGGCTGCGCGAGCCCACAGTGGCCGACCAGCTCGCCGCGGCGCGCGGCAAGGGCGGCGACGCCGAGCAGGAGGTGGCACTGGTGGCGAACCTCGCCGAGGTCACGCCCGACGAAATCCGCTCGCTCACGATGCGCGACTATGCGCGCGTGCAGGAAGCCCTGGGTTTTTTCTACCGATCGGACCAGACGGGGTGAGGGCGATGTGCCTCGATCTCGGGGCACACGCGGGCTGGTCCCTGGGCGACCTCGCCACCCTGCCGCTGTCGCAGCTCGCGTGGTGGCACGCGGGCCTGTCGAAGGCGCGGAGGTGAGGCATGGCAGGCAAGCAGAAACTCGACGCCACCGTCACCATCGGCTCGGTCGTCACGTCCGCCTTCAAGAAGAATTCCGGCATCGTCCAGGGCGCGCTGGGCAAGATCGGCGACAGGATCGGCGACGTCACCAAGCGGCAGAAGGAGCTGGACAAGCAGCGTGACGTGCTGCGCCGCCAGGGGCAGAGCGTCGAGGCGCTCGACCGGGAATACAAGGACCTCGAGCGCACGCTGGGCGACCTGAAGCGCCGCCAGGAGGCGTGGAACCGCGCCGCGCGCGCGGGTGCGGAGGTTGGCAAGCGGTTCGGGAACATGCAGCGCGAGCTTGGGCGCGTCGCGCGCCGCGCCGGTGTCGCGCTGGCCGCGGGAGGTGCCGCGATCTTCGCACTCGCGCGCTCCACGGCGGTGGCCGGGGACCGCGTGGCCAAGACCGCCCGGCAGCTCGGGCTCGGCACGGAGGCGTTCCAGAAACTCAGCTTCGCCGCCGAGCGATCCGGCGTCGATCAGGGCACCTTCGAGTCGAGCATGGCGCGGCTCACGAAGGGGCTGGGCGAGTTTGCCACCACCGGCAAGGGCACAGCCGCGAAGGCATTCGAGAAGCTCGGCCTCGGGATGGCCGATCTGGCGAAGAAGAGCCCGGAGGAAGCGCTCGCCATCATCGCCAACCGACTCAAGGCCATCGAGGACCCGATGGAGCGCAACCTGATCCTGACCGAGCTCTTCGGTCGCGCCGGGATCGCGATGGCCACCATGCTCGAGGATGGCGCGGACGGGCTGATCCGCCTCGGCGTCGAGGCGCAGAACAGCGGGAACGTGCTGTCGGGAAAGGCGCTGAAGGACGCCGAGGCCTTCGCCGACGAGATGACCAACATCGGCAGCGTGATCAAGGGGCTGAAGAACACCTTCGGGGTCGAGCTGATGCCCGTGGTCACCGATGCGATGGTGCGCATGCGTGAATTTCTGGTGGAAAACCGGGCTCAGGTGCAGGAATTCGCGCGCGTCTTCGCGGGCGGTGTGCGCGATGCGATCCCGGTGCTGGGCGACGTGGTGCGCGGCCTGGCGGACATCGGCCAGACGGTCGGCAACGTCATCGGCCGGGTGGCCGAGATGGTGGGCGGTTGGCGGAACTTCGGCATTGTCGTGGGGGCTATCTTCGCTGGCAAGGCCATCCTCGCCGTCGCCGCTTTCGGGGTGGCGGTGGCGAAGCTCGGTGTCGCCGTAATCGGCCTGACCGGCATCATGCCCACGCTGGCAGCGGGTTTCAGGGCCGTGGGCGTGGCGCTCGCGGCAAACCCGATCGGCGCGGCCATCGCGGCCATCGCTCTCGGGGCGACGCTGATCGTGGCAAACTGGGACAAGGTCAGGCCCCTGCTGCAGCCCGTGATCGACTGGATGGGCGGCGCTTTCGCCTTGGCGCAGGCGAGGGTCCAGCCGGTGATCGACTTCCTCGCCGCGGCCCCCGGCCAGATTGCCGACGCCTGGGACACCCTGGAAACCCGTCTCGGCGCGGTGCTCGAATGGGCGAAGGGGCAGTTCGAGCGGCTGCTGAAATTCGTCGAACCGGTCACGAACGCGCTGGGCGCGGTCGGGCGCTTCTTCTCCGGCGGGATCGGCAAGAACCAGACCGAGGGCGTGCCAGCGCGGCGCGCGGTCGGCGGGCTGATCGGCCGGGCGGGCGCCCTGGTGG